CTCACGGAACCAGTCGAACTTGTTGTACATCAAGATCACGATGGCAATCACGGCCGCGATCGCGAGAACGATCCATCCCCACGGACCGGCCATCGTGACCAGGGTGAACAGCCTCTGCGCGACCGCAGCAGCCTTCGTGACCACCGTCCACGTGGCAACCGCCAGCTTCCACGCGGTCATCGCTGCCACGACTCCGTAGATGAGCTGGATCAGCCAAGGCGCCTTCGTCGCCACCCAGTCGATACCGTCACCAAGCTGCCCGATCGCCTTCAGTACGAGCGCCGAGATCGGCGCCATCGCCTTCGCCACCGACAGGGCAGCCCCGGCAATGTCCTTCAGTGCCTGCCAGATGATCGGCGCCATCTGAGCCGAGTACGACAGGAACTTCTCGAACTCCGGAGACCCTCGCAAGCTGGCACCCCAGTTCGCGAACCGGCCCGTGATGCGCTGCATCGACTCCGAGATGCCGTCCATGTGCGGCAGGAACGCGCCGATGATCCCGGCCATCCCCTTGAACACATTCCCGAACGCCACCCCGAGCCCGACGACCGCCGGCTTCACCGAACCGTCGAGATCATCCTTGAACCGCTGCCAGAACGGCGTCTTGAAGTCGGCCGACGCCCGGTCCATCAGCTCGGTGATACCTGCAGCCGCGCCCTTCACCAGGGGCGTCAGCCCGGGCAGCGCAGCCTTCAGAGCGTTCAGCGCCCGCGTGAAAATCGGCATGACCTGCGGCTGGAGCGACTTCGACCACTCGCCGAAAGCCGTCCGCAGATTCGTGTACGCCGTCAGCGTCTGGCGCGCCTCCGGCGTCAGCTTCGCCAGCTCGGCGCGGTACTTGGCCTGCGCGATCGCCGCCTGATCCACCCCGCCGGCCGCCGACAGCGACGCCGACTCGATCTGCCGCTGCGCCGACGCCACAGCGTCCGCCGCAGACTGCTGGGCCACCGCCACGTTCGCGGTCGCCTCACCGACACGCTGCTGCGCGTCCGCGACCTGCTGGGCCGTCTCCACCTGCGTGCGCGCCGCCTCAGCCTGCGCATCGCGCACCGCCAGCGCCTGATCGGCAACCTTCTGCTGCGACTCGACCAGGCGCTCCTGCGCCGACTTGACCGTCTCACTGCCGTCGACACCGGCCTTGTTCGCGGCCTTCGTCTCGACCGCCAGCCGCTTCGTCTCGACCTTCTGATCAGTGAGCCGCTGCTTCGCCTGGTCGTAGTTGAGCTGGGCCCGCTCCATCTCCCCGGCCGCCGCCGTCGAGCCCTTCGCGCGGACCGCGGTCAGTTCCCGCTCCGCGTCCTTCAGGTCGAGGACGGCCTGCCGCTGGTCGAGCTGGGCCCCGGCGAGCTGGGAGTTCAGATCCTGCAGCTCCCGGGCCGCGGTGCGTCGGGCGTCGGTGAGGTCTTCCTGGGCACGCTTCGCATCACGCTGGGCGTCCGCGAGGGACCGCTCGGCGTCCAGCACCCTTCGGTTCGCCTGCTCGGTGCGCTGGGCGGCTTGCGCAACCGCATCCGCGACAGCCCGCTTGGCCTGCCGCACCTGGTCCTGGGCCTGGGCGATCTGCCGGGCGCCGTTGCGCTCTGCGGAGGCCAGCTGCTGCTGAGCCCCCGCCATCTGCAGCGCCTTCTGGGCGGCCTGCGAGTTGGCCTGCCCGCCCTGGTAGGTGGCGTTCGTCGCCGCGTCCTGGGCGGCCTTCTGCGCTTGCAGAACCGTGCTGATCTGCTTGAAGGCAGGCACGGCCACGAGGCCGATCGCGCCGATGCCCGCACCCGCTGCCACCGCGGCAGCCGCGACCGCGCCGAGCCCGGCCGCGACTACGGGCAGCACTGGCAGGATCGCCGGGCCGAACAGGATCGCAGCCGCGGTCAGCGCACGGAAACCGGCCGTCGCCGAACTCGTGTCGACGTCGACGCGGGCATTCCGGCCGTCCAGCCGGTTCACCTGCGCGTTGAATGCTGCCAGCTGCGCCGACGCGGCTGCCGCATCCACCCGCACCGCCACGTCGGCGTCCGACGCCGACAGCCGGTCTAGGCGGGCCTGCAGCTGCGTCATCGCGGCCGTGGCGGTCGCCGTGTCGATGTCGATACCGATCCGGGCGTCCCGCAGCGCCTGCATCTGTGCGCGGATCGCATGGAGCTCCCGCTCCGCCTCCGACGAATCCGCCCGCAGACGGATCTCCGGCAGGCTCGCCATCGCAGCCTCGAGCCGCGCCCTGAACGAGCGGGCGAACGTGCTGCCCGTCTGCTGGCCCTGGCGGGCCGCCGGAGCCTGCGCCTGCCGGCCGCCGCTCGTGACGCCCTGCACCACCGCGCGGGCCAGATGGCTCGTGACGTAGCGGCCCAGGACGCGGCCCAGCTCGTCACCCACCGAGTCCGCGGCCGGCAGCAGCTGCTGCTGCATCCGCTGCCGCACGCCCGTAGCGTTCGGCAGAACGTCGACCTCGACGGAACCGACAGAGATCGCTGGCACCGGGAACCTCCTCCCAGCGCCTAGGCGGCGCCCCCTTGCAGCAGCTTGAACAGGGTGTCTGCGCTGTTCTCAGTGAGCCTGGCCCGCTTCTTCGGCTTCGGGCCGGCCCCAGGCCTGCGCATCGGCTCCGGCGGGTCCGGGCGCTGGCTCTTCTTCTCGATGTTGACCACCCAGAGCACCCACTCGACGCGGCGCAGGGCATCCACCATCGAGGCCAGGAGCTGGTCGGTCTGCGACCAGCGGCCCTTCTCCGGCTCGCCCTTCCCGGCCTGCTCGGCGATCTCCTCCGGCGTCAGCGCGTTGCGCAGCGCCGTCCAGGTGGCCGACTCGGCGGGAAGGTTCTGGATCAGGACCCGGAGCCGACGCCACGACATGCGACCGCAGTGCACGTCGAGGAGGTCGACGCCGTTGTAGTAGCGGAGCAGGTCGGCCTCTACCGCCTCCGCGTGCGCCTCGACGACGGAGTGGGTCCACCGGACTTTCCCAGGCTCTCACCGGAGAGGCGCGCAGCGTTCTCGACCATCGTCATGAAGTCGAAGACCGTCGGGTCCAGTTCGAGGTAGAAGTCGAAGTCGTCGGGGTGGAAGACCTTCTCCGCGAAGGCGTCCAGGTCGCCCTGCTGCAGTAGTCGCTGCCACGAGGTACGCCACACCGTCGGCGGGAGGATCTGAACCTCCTCACCCGCCAGCTCGACCGTCACGTAGTGGCCGTCCGCCTCGACTTCCTGGGCCACGACGGGTGTCGCCTCCGGCCCCTCGGCCGCGGGACGGGACTGGGTACGGGCCGCCGTCTTGCGTGCGGCGGTGCGGGGGTTGGCTGCCATGGCGCGGGCCTCCTTGACTCGATGGCGCGGGCAGATGAATGAAGGTGGGCGGACCGGGCCCGCGCCGGCTGGCTATACGGCCCGCCCACCAGCTCAGGAGCCCGTGTACGTGGCAGTCGTCGGCACGCGGTCGAAGTGGTAGACGGTGTTCCCGGCAGCGTCCGGGTAGGCGGTGATCGTCCACTCGAAGCCGGCGACCTCGTCCTGCTTGTGGGACACGTCGGACCGCTCGGTGATCTCGCCCTCAGGCACGTAGAAGCCGCGCTGGAAGTTGTCGCCGTCCAGGACGACGAACCAGAACGCCCTGCGGTCCGGCTCCGGCGAGGCGGTCTCCGCGAACGTCGTCAGACCGGAGACGGGGGCGAGGTCCGCAACGTCCACCCGGTACTGCAGCGACTGCACCGTCGTGCGACCCGTCTCCCATACCGTCAGCCCGAACGTGCGCAGACTGGACGTGATCGTGGTGCGGATCGGCGAGGTGAACCCCCACGGGGTGAAGGACTGCGAGTCCTCGTCGAAGCCCTGCACCAGGCCGTCGTCGCTGATGGCGCCCAGCGGCAGCCACGGGGACAGCGGCTGCACTTCGGGATCCCCGGGGGAGGCGGTGCCCAGAGGCGCCGCCCAACCCCCGCCGTTCGCGCCGACCTCCAGAAGGTCCGCGGCGCGGGTGATGTTGACCATGAGATGTCTCCAGACATGGAAGAGCCCGCGCACGGGCGGGTGTTGAGGGTCCGGCGCGAGCCCGGCCTCCCGGTCAGGCCGGGTGGCTGTAGATCTCGTAGGTGGCCCCGACGCGGCGCAACGCCGTGTTCTCGTAAGGGCGGATCGCGGGAGGACTGATCGTTCCCACCCTGCTGAAGACGGCGGCGGCCGTCGTACTGCCGCGCAGGTCGCCAAGGAGCAGCCCTCGGATCGTGGCGGACAGGGCGACGGCGTCAGGCCGGGTGGCTGCATACACGTCGACGTCGACGAGCGCGCGGTCCAGGCGGATGCCGTCGTCCCCGCCTGCCGGAATGCGCTGCACCTGCACCGTTGGCAGTTCGTCGAGGAGGTTGTTGTCGAGTTCGTCCCGCACGACCACACTGGGGTCGAGGCGGGCGCGCAGCCACTTCATGACCTCCAGCTCAACGTCGACCGAGCCGACCGCGCCCATCAGCCGCCCCCGGCTGCAGCCGCCCGCAGTGCGACATGGTGGGCGGGGACGCGTTCGGTGCCGTACTCCACCCAGCGGGCGTAGTAGGCCGAGTTGCGGACCGTTGCCGTGGCGCGGTCCCGGCGGCGCCCGCCGCGGTTCGTGCTGGTCACGCCCCAGCTCGACTTGTACTGGCCGGGGTGCGGGTCGCCCGGCCCGCCGACCGGGGAGAGGGCGACCGCCGCAGCCTCGATGCTGCGGGCGCGACGGACCATGTCCGCCTCGATCATCGGAGACCTCAGCAGCTGCCCCACGCCCTTGCGCTTCATCTTGAAGCGTGCCGCCATGATTCCTCCTCAGCCCGTGACCCTGTCGGCAGCAAATTGCACGGGCCCGCGGGTGCCGGTGAACGGGGATCGCCCCCAGTCGCCAGGCTCGCCAGTGATCTCACAGACCACGCCGCGGATCCTCGCCCGGTCGGTCGTGCGCAGCACGGTCCCGGCAGGCGCGTACACCGTCCAGCCGACCACCACCGTGTCGCGTGCCTGCTGGTCCGGACCGCCCACCTGCGGGGATTCCGCCCGTGGCGTCACCACGCAGCCGGGGATGTCGAAAGAGAGGTCCGGGCCCGGCAGCGGCTGGCCGCGGTCGTCGCGCCCCGGCGAGGCGCCGGTGCGCAGGATCCGCACCGCTTCCCCGAACGGGTACGGGGCAGGCACCTACACCCACCCCCAGCCCGGCTCATACTCCAGCGGCGGCCCGTAGTCGTCGTCGACCGGATAGGTGGGCGACGGGTCCGCAGTGGCCGGCGTCGGATCGACGGTGAAGGCTCCACCGCGGCCCGCCAGCGACTTGAGGGCCGTCTTGTCGGCCTTCGTCAGATAAAGGCCGCCCGAACCCTGCGGGCGCTGCACCGACATCGGGCCGATCGTCTCGTAGGACACCTGCTGCGGATTCACATAGCCACGGCCGGCCACCGACAGCACGACTGCGGTCGCCTGGTCCGGCAGCGGCTTGACCACCGTCTCGCACAGTGCGACCGCCTGCTGCAACAGCAGATCGGCCCGGTCCCCGTTGATCTCCGACAGATCCAGGAACAGGCCCAACTCCGCGGCCGTCGGGGGAACGAACGCCATGACCGCCTCCTAACGCAGGGCCTCCACCGCATCGCACCAGGCGGCAAGATCGGGCGCGGGATCCAGCTCGGCCGAACGCGCCTTCGCCCGCTTCGACACCAGCCGGTACTCGGCACGGTCAGACAGCAGCTTCCGGATCACGGACTCGTACCCGTCGACGTCGTGCAGGTCGACGAACACCCCGGCCTCGGACAGCGCCTCGCACAGACCCGGGGTCGGGTGTGCGATCACCGGAATGCCCGAGGCCAGCGCCTCCACGCCGGCCCGGCCCCACGACTCATACGAGGACGGCATCAGCAGCACCCTCGTGCGGCTGTACACCTTCTCCCGCATCTCGTGACCGCACATGTGGCCGACGACCTCGACGTTGGGCAGATCCGGGATGATCTGCTCGCCGTAAGCGCCGACGACCGCGAGGAACTCGACGTCGGGCATGCGGCGGGCCAGCTTCTCAAAAAGGCCGCCGCCCTTCTCCTCGTTCAGGTTGACCAGCGTCACCTTGTCGCCGGGCTTCGTCCGGTACTCATCGGCGAAGACCGGCGGCCTGACGATGACCTCCCGGCCTGGGCGGACCCCCTTGGGGTACTCGGCGAAGAACAGCTCCGCTTCCCTGGCCATCCACTGCGAGTTGTAGACCGCGAGAGCGGTGTCCCCGGCCGCCATCTGCCGGAAGCTGGGCAGATGCGTGTTGTGGCACACAACTGCCAGCGGCTTGCCGTATCCGCGGGCCAGGGCGCCGGCCGACGGCACGTTCTCCAGGTGCGAGACGACCACATCCGACCTGCGGATCGCCGTGGCCGCGTCGAGACGGGTCTGGAGGGGCACCACCTGCACGCCGTCGAGGTCGTACTCGGTGCGGTCGTCGGTGTAGCGGGACAGCCACACCGACACCTCGTGACCACGCTGGACGAGGGCCCGCAGCATGCTGTGGACCATCCACTCGGCGCCGGCGTTGTGGCGGGGCGGGTAGCCGTGCAGCCGGGCGACGACCCGCATCGGCGCCCGGCCGCCCTCCCCGCCCGACGTCACGAGCTGCCGCCCGCCGCCAGGAACTTGACGAACGCCTCGACGTCGCCCAGGACAAACCCGTAGTACGCCTCCGCCAGGAGGAGAACCAGGTTCTCCTGGAAGGCGCTGTGCACGCCGCCGTCCTCGTCGATGTAGGTCGCCTCGCGGGAGATCTTGACGGTGATGTCCATGCCGACGCCGTAGGCGGTCTGCGACCAGTCGCCGCCGATCGCCCGCAGGCCGGTGTCGATGGTGCCGGACTGGCGCCGGAGCTTGCCGGACACGGCGCGCGAGTAGGCCAGCGGGTTGCCCACCAGCGAGCCGGCCACCGCCATGTCCATCCCCGGGTCGCGGGTCTCGACGAAGATGGGGCGGCCGGTGGTGTCGGTGGCGCCGAGCAGGTCCAGCTGGAGCCGGTGGTCCGCCACGGTGCCGGTGTAGTCCCAGTCGTCGGACACGACTTCCCGCATGCCGTTGACGATGTCCTTGTAGATGCCGCCCGTGGCCTGCGAGGCGGTCCCGAGCGAGACCGACTTGGTGGTCTCGGCCAGGTAGTCCGTGAACGGGCCGGTGGCGCCCTTCATCGTCTTGCCGTGGATCGCTGCGCGGTCGAACGCGCGGGAGAATGCGGTCGGCAGGTCGGACTGGAGCTGCGTCCACAGGCCGGCGGCATTGGACTGCACGACCTCCATCGCGACCGGGATGAGGACGGCGATCTTCTTGCCGGTCATCGTCTTGATGTCGACGCCGCCGGTACCGAGCGGCTTGCGGCCGGCCTGCTCGACCCAGTCCGCGGTCGGCACGTCGAGCGGGACCGGGACGGCGGTGTTGGCGCTCATGGAGAGCGGCACCCTGCGGGCGAGGCTCATCACGGCGGACTGCTCGACGGACTTCTCGAAGATGGGCCCGGTCAGGGTCGGGGGGAGGAACGTCGCATTGACGTCGCTCAGCTTGATGGGATTCGTGTGAGCCATGGAGGGCTTCCTCTCAGCGGCCCTTCAGGGCCTGATCCATGAGCCCGGCGAAGATCACGCCGGGGTCGGAAGATGAACGGGCGCCGTTGCCCGAGGAGCCCTGCGTGCGGTCCGGAGCCGGACGCCGCGGGGAGTTGTCGGCAGGCTTGGCAAGGTGCGGCTTGCGCTTCAGCAGATCCGCGAGGCTGTCGCGGATGCTGTCGGCGTCGATGTCGCCGTCGTCCCCGACGAACGCGTCGAGGTCGAGGAAGGCGTGTGCGTCGTCCGGGTCGGCGAACTCCGCCGCCGCCAGGGCCCGCACCTCCGAGCGCACGGCGCGCGCCTGAACCGCCTTGACGCGGTCCTGCGCTGCGGTGAGCTGCTCGGTGAGCCGCTCCTGCTCCGACTTCTGGGCGTCCTCCAGCTCCTGCGCCCTTTTGGCGAGGGGCTCGAGTTCGCCTGCCTTCGTGCGGTACTTGGCCGCCTCCCGGCGCAGCTTCTCGATCTCCTTGCGCGCTGCATCCGGGTCGGCCCACGGGTCCGTCTTCGCCTGCTCCGCCTCCGGGGCGGTCTCGGGCTCCTGCGGTTCCGCCTCGACCTGCACGGTCTCCTCGTTTTCGGGCATGACTGTTGGCCCTCCAGGGGCTGAGAAAGGCCGCCTCCAGGGCAGCCGAAGGGGTCGGTCAGTTCGAGCCCGGCAGCGGGTTGCTGTCGTGCTCAGCCAGCGCCCGCCGGAACAGGCGGAGCTGATCGCCCGGGTGGGGCGCCGCGAACTCGCGGTAGATCCGCTCCCACTCCTTGGCATGGTCGGACAGCTCGAACCGCTGCCCCTTGAACACCGGGACCACGCCGCAATGACAGCCGTCGTGAGCCCGGAAATCCGCTGTATCGCGCTTGTAGACCGCCCCACGGGAGGCGAGGAGCTTGCAGAACGCGCAAGCTCCCCGGGCCGCAGAACGAGCCCACGCGGTCGCCTGCCCGTCCCGGCGAACCGCCTCCTGGACGGTGCCGCGACCCGTGTCGGCGACCAGCTTCTGCGCCACCTGCTCTGCCTTCACCTCGGCTGCGTCAAGGCGCGCGGCCATCGGCTGACGTTGCGCGTCGGTCGTCGCAGGATCATCCGGATCCCGCGGCCACAGATCCTTCGTCGCC